CTGCTCAAGAGCAACAAGCGCCATCATTAGCACCACCTGATCCGTCACAATTTGCTGGCGGTCAGTATGACCCTCGGTATATGGATGCAATGATGCAATATACTCGTGAATCTGCGGTTATGGAGGCGAAGCAAGCTGTCGCTCAGGAATATGAGCAACGGGCAAGATTGCAAACCCAACAAGCTGCACAAGCCAAATTAGAAACGGCTGAAGCCGCTGCTCGTGTTAGATATGCAGATTACGATTCAGTTATTGAAAGAATTACATCTGATCCAATATTAGCGCAGAACCAAACTATCAGAGAAGCTATATTAGGTATGGAAAATGGCCCTGATATAGCCTATCAATTAGGTAGAAACCTTGATGTAGCTTATGAAATCTCTAACATGTCACCTGTACAGGCAGGTATGAGATTAGCAGCGATTGTCAGGCAAGATGCCAGAACAAGTTCAGCTCCGAAACCAATACGGCCTATTAATGGCACTGGTGGCACTGTAAATGGCACAAAATCTTACGCTGAAATGTCTACTTCAGAATATATAGCTGCTCGTAATGCTGAAGATAAAGCTAAACTGGTAGCACGTCTAAAACGCTAACAACTCTCCGACTCACCACCAATACCATATTGGTGGCATTTTTTTATGTACATTTTAAATACGATATGGTATATAATGACCTCACATCTATTTAAACTTTTGCCTGTTTAGATAGCTAGGCAACCTCAGTACAGATAATTCGAGGGATTGGCTCCCATCTGGAAATAAATCAGGCTAAATACCTTTTTCTTTTCATTTGGAGACAAATATGTCTAATCAATTGCTTACCATAAGCATGATTACAAACGAAGCTCTACGGGTCTTGACCAACAGCTTAGTTTTTACTCGTGCAATCAGCCGTCAATATGACGACAAATTCGCCATCGAAGGCGCAAAAATCGGCACTACTATTAACTTGAGAAAACCTCCTCGTTATGTTGGTAGAACTGGCCCTGCACTTCAAGTTGAATCTTCTGTTGAAACTTACGTTCCATTGACTCTGAACACTCAATTTGGTGTTGATATGGCGTTTACAACTCAAGATTTGAGCTTAAACATTTCTGACTTCTCAGATCGTTTTATTAAGCCTGCTATTGCTGCGGTTGCTAACAAAATCGACTATGATGGTCTACAACAATTCTTGAACGTATATAACATGGTCGGTACTCCTGGCGTGTTATCTAACTCACCAACTCAAGCACAATCTTTGAACACAATCTTAGCTGCTCGTGCTAGATTGAACCAAGAAGCTGCTCCTGTTGATGAATTAAGAAGCATTATTGTTGATCCTACTATCGATGTTGGTATCGTTTCTGGTTTGACTAACTTGTTCAACCCACAAGGTGTTATTTCTGAAATATTTAAGAAAGGCGCAATGGGCGACAGCACTTTAGGTTTTAACTTTGCAATGGATCAAAACGTAGGTAACTTTACTTCTGGTTCTTTCATCGTTGGTACTGACACTATCGCTGTAGCTGCACAAGCTGGCGGGTCTGTTCAAACTAACGCTGCAACTACTTTTGGTTTAACTGCTACTATTACTAATGGTAAAACTTTAACTCAAGGCACTGTTTTCACAATACCTGGCGTTTACGCTGTGAACCCACAAAACCGTCAATCAACTGGTACACTACGAAACTTCGTAGTAACTGCGTTGACTACTGGTACTGGTTCTTCACAAACAGTTCAAGTATTCCCAACACCTGTATTTAGCGGTCAATTCCAAAACGTAACTAGCACCACTGGTACTATTGCTTCTGGCAACGCTACTGTAATTTCAGGTTCTGCTGGTGCAAGCTACGCCAATGCTATTGCGTTCCATCGCGATGCGTTTGCTCTTGGTACTGCTGACCTATTATTGCCTCAAGGTGTTGATATGGCTGGACGTGCTTCTGCTGATGGTTTGTCAATTCGTTTGGTTCGCCAATACGATATTAACTCTGACCAATTGCCGACTCGTCTTGATGTTCTTTATGGTTTCAGCACAGTTTATCCTGAGCTGGCTTGCCGTATCACTGGTTAATAGGAGTATTTTAATATGAGTAATCCAGGCCCTAATATAGTTGCAGTCGCACCAATCCGCGCTACATCTATTGTATCTTTAGCAGTAACTCCTGCTGCTGTTGCAACAATTACCACCGCTGAGCAAGATTTTACTCTTACTGGCGTTGCTGTAGGTGATTTTGTATCAGTATCAACTACAGCAGCTCAAACTGCTGGCGTTGCTATAGCTGGCGCAAGAGTAAAAGCTGCTAATACTATCAGTATCACTTATGTAAACCCAACTGCTGCAAGTAAAACTCCAGCAGCTGATACATATTTAGTTCAAATTGTTCGTTCTTATCCTGTTGCTACTGACTTTATGACAGCATCACCAAGTAACTACGGTGCAATTGCGGCTAATAACCCATAGTAAGATGAAGGTGGAGGTTTCCTCCACCTTTTTCCTTTTTTAGGTGAAATATGGCAATCGAATATCCATGCTCGATGCACAAAGACTCATATGACAATTCAACAATTGCCATCGATGAGCAAGAATATAAAGCTTTATCCAAGGATGGATGGCTAACTTCCCAAGAATGGGACAGTAAGGGTAAAGAAACTCCCGTAAAACGTGTTAGATCGACCAAATTTGAGGAATAGTAAATGTCTAGCCTAGCGAATCAGCAACAAAATTTATCCTTTCCAGGCTTATTGCAGGTTCCTGGCGGCATAACTTCAACACTTCAACAAGTTCAAGATGGTAATGGTAATCCTACAGGATTAAGTCTTAGTTCTGCTGGAGCGTCTGTTACTACATCAAGTACATTTCAAGCATCTAAAAATGGGACTACATTAACTGGCGCTTTGCCACGGTTAATTAGTGATGGCTTTGGTGATCTTCCAACTGTTAAAGACTTTGGCGCTGTTGGCGATGGAACAACGGATGATACTGCGGCTTTTACTGCGGCTATTGCCGCTACACCCTTAGGTGTAGCTATTCCAGCAGGAAGCTATAAAATTACAGGAACAGTTACAGGTAATTTTTATAGCTTTGGGGTAGTAACAATAGTTACAGGAACCGTTACCACTATACAAAATTTAACTGCGTTTTCTGCATCTACAGGATCAACTTTAATAGGTACAATTCAATCTGGTGCAGGCGCAGTTGCTAGAACTGTAGCGGCTAAACTAAATGATATCGTGTCATTTAAAGATTACGGTGCAGTTGGTGACGGAATTACGGATGACCTTGTTGCAGTTAAAGCAGCTTTAGAAAGCGGTAAAATAGTTGATGGCGATGGATTAACTTATGCAATTAGTGGAACTTGTCAGCCTACATCATTTAAAGGCTTACAAAATGCAAATTTTATACAAATTGGCGATAATACAGCCACTAATTTTAAAACTTTGTCAATTGTTGGGATATCAAATTTCTTTATTGATAATGTTAAAATTAATATGGGGGCAAACGTAACAACCCTATTTAATGACGATGCAATTGCAGGGTTAGAAATTTTAGGCCTTCACTTAGGAACAAGTAATACATATGCCGAAAATTTTACTGTAACTAGAGTAGCTGTCACGGGTAATGGGTGCGGTTCAGCAATAAAAATTCGGCATTCTAAACGTTTTGTAGTTGAAGCTTGTTTAGTGCATGACAGAATATCAGGGTCAAACCCTGATCCTACCAATGATTCTCAAAATGGTATTGAGATACTCAATTGTGCAGATTTTACACTTGCTAATTCAAATGTTTATAACCTTAATTCCAGAATTGGGGGCATAGATTCACGTAAATGGACAAGAGGATTTCTTTTTGTAGAAATTAGAGATTGCGTAATTGTAGGGTGTAATTCAACTTCGGTAGATCAAGGATTTGACTTTTCAGGCTCGTATGCTAGTGCAGATGGGTATACAGGGAATAGACGATTTACTATATCCGCATGTACAGCAAATAGTTGTTTAACTTATGGATTTAAATGCTCAAATGTTACTAAAGATGCACTATTAACAGGGTGTATAGCTAATAATACGGGTACTATAGGCTTTGTATTTTCCCCAAGCAGCGTAGCAATAACTGGAAATGAACAATATAACACTCAAAATATTGATGTTGTTGGGTGCAAAGTTGTCAACGTGTTAGGAACTGGATGGGCTGGGGTAAATGCTGAAGGCTTTAGAGTAATGAGCAATCCAACATATACAACTTATCCAAGAGGTATTAGGTTTTTAAGTTGTAGTGTTACTGATACTCAAGCAATACCTACTACGTTGAAAGGATTTGCAAGTGATGTAGCCCCAATAGTTTATCCTACAGCAGGGTATAACACTACAATTGCTAATACAACTACTAATTGCACTGTCGGATCAGGCATACCAAGCGCATTTGATAGTATTGGCCCTATTGTTTGCTTAGTAACTTCATCGACAACTCAATCAATTGCAAATGCTACAGACACTTCATTATTATGGAACCTTAACCTTATTGACAATAGTGGGCTACATAGCATAGCTTCAACTACAGATAAAATTTATATTAAAGATGCTGGCACATATCAAATAAATGCCCAAATTTATTTCCCTGCAAATGCTACAGGCACACGCGTTATTAAACTTTTTAAAAATGGGGTGCTTATGGATCGTACAACTTCTTCAAGAAGTATAGTATCCGCATTAGCCGCTGAAACGCTTTTAACTTCAAATATTGATAATGCTGTAGCTGGGGATTATTATGCTGTAACTGCATATCAATCATCTGGAGGAGCATTAGCAATTAACAATAATGAATCATATTTTAAGATAGAAAAAATATAAATCTATTGTTATAATCAAAATATAAGGGATTAAATAATGGCTCGATATTTTACTCTGGATTTAGTTCCCCAATTAGGGGGGCAATTAGGTTTGATCTCCGCAGGGGTAAACTTGGCAAATACTTCATCTGCGGCGGCGATCTTCCAAGATCAAGCTTTAACTACACCTATTGCTAATCCTATAGTAATTACTAGCGGCTATAATATATCTTTTTGGGTAGCAGATGGAACTCAAGAATATGATATTCAGTTGATAGGTGGTAATCTTATATCAACAGTTTTCATTAATGATATTTGGACGTTGCCAGGGCCTATTTGGGGAAATCGTTCAGTATTTTGGAGTAATGCTCCAGAAGAATGGGCGCATATTTCACCTTATCCTATTGCTGTTTCAATGGTCAGCAATGTTGGTCAGCTTTATACTGCAAATGATTTAGTACGCGCGGCAATGCGTTTAATTCAAGTATCCTCTGTAGATACTGATTTAACCGCAAATGAGCTTAAAGACGGCATAGAATCGCTTAACCGCATGCTTGATTCGTGGTCAGCTGATGAATTAATGCTTTATCAGATCACTAGGGAAACATTCCAATTATCAGCTAATACTAATCCTTATACTATAGGGCTTGGAGCTACTTGGAATACTATTAGGCCAAGCCGAATTATCGATGCTTATTTCACTATCTACACAGGTAGCATACCTGTTGATTACCCCATGCAAATTATGGAATGGGATGATTACAATGCAGTAAGACTTAAAAGTTTACAAACTAATTTCCCCGGCTATTTGTTTTATGATAGAGGATTTCCTATTGGAAATGTCTATATCTATCCAATATGTTCATCAAGTAATGAAACAATTACTTTGACATCATGGAAACCTTTTACTGTTGTTAATGATCCTACTGCTTACATTAGCCTTCCTCCAGGCTATTGGGAAGCGATAGTGTTTAATTTAGCGATTCGTATTGCTGAAGAATACCAATTTGATATTAGACAAACATCTGTTGCATTAGCTCAAAACGCTATTAAACGCATTAAGAGAATTAATCAACGAACTCCTACCCTTAGTACGGATGTAGCGCTTATGAGTACCAGCCAAATGAGATACAATATTTATAGCGATGGATACGGACGATAATGCCAGAAGCCATTGTTCTTCCTATATTAGGGGCTGGCATAGCTGGACGGTCTAAAGCTGTTTCTGCACAAAAAAGGCAGAATCTTTTTCTTGAAGTTAAACCTGAAAAAGACAAAACAAATTTAGCTGCATATCCAACACCAGGATTAACTTTATTTGCTAATGCAGGAAAGAACCCTTCGCGAGGATTATGGTGGTTACAATCTTTAAATTTACTCTACTCGGTAAATGCTAATAAGTTATTAGAGATCGATAAAGATGGCGTAGTTACCGAAAGAGGAACGCTTTCAACCGCTGAAGGCACAGTATCTATTTCTGATAATGCTCAACAAGTTATAATTGTTGATGGTGAAAACGGATACATTTACGAACCTAAAACACTTCAATTAAGTTATACCTATCCAGCTAATTCTGTTTCAAATGTTTATAATCGAATAGGATTGACTATAACTGTAAATGGATATGTTAATGCTGGTATTGCTGGCGATACAACTACCATCACTACTGATGGTGGAGATGTGCTTTCTGGAGCGTATACAATTACTTCAGCTACACAAGGAAGTTGGGCTTTTAATGTTGTATTACCATCTTTACAAACTCCTATTCTAGCAACTGCTTTAGTAGTAGGTTCAAGATATACAGTTTTAACTTTAGGAACTTCAGATTTTACACTTGCAGGGGCAGCTTCTAATGTATTAGGCGCTGTTTTTACAGCGACTAAATCAATCTTTGGCACAGGTACAGTTGTTCCTGCAACTATTGATGTTAATATTCCAGCAACTGTTTTAGTAAATGGTCAAAAATATATAATCTTAATTATAGGGTCTACAGATTTTACCCTTTATGGCGCAGCATCTAACACTGTAGGATTAGAATTTACAGCGTCATTATCTGTCGTTAATGCAACTGCTTTAGTGAATGGTACAAGTTATCAAATTTTAACTTTAGGCACTACAGATTTTACCCTTTATGGCGCTGCAACCAATACTGTAGGCACTATATTTACTGCAACTGGTGTAGGTATTGGAACGGGAACAGTTTACGAATTACCTATTGGCACTGGCGTAACTATAAACAATAACTCTTCAGGACTTCTTACATATTTACAAAATGGTGTTGTTGCAGTAACCGAAACTGCAACCAATCGGCATACAAATGACAATGTTGATATTTTAAAAACAGCAGGCCCTATATCTTCAGGTGAATACGTTGTCAGTTTTCCTTTAACTTCAGCTACTGCGTTAGTTGTCGGCACTCAATATGTTATCAATAGTATTGGAACATCTGATTTTCAATTAGTTGGCGCTCAGAATAATGAAGTAGGAACATCATTTGCAGCTACTGGAACTACAATAGGTACGGGAACTTGCACATTAGCTAATGAATGGACTTTTAATGTTCCCACTACTACTCCTGCTGGTGCAGGAGGCTTAGAAGTAATTAATAATTTTAGGCAAATTACAGCTGCTGGGTTTCCTGGCGGTAACACTGTAACTTTCTTAGATGGATATTTCATTGTTAATTCACCTAATACACGTCAATTTTATTTATCCCAGCTCTATGATGGGTTTACATGGAACGCTTTATCTTTTGCCAGTAAAGAAGCGTATACAGATAATTTAGAAGCAGTTGCTGTTGATAATAGCTGTTTAGTCTTATTAGGGTTTATATCCCAAGAATATTGGCAAGACATTGGAGCATACCCTTTTCCTTTATTAAGGATACCAGGCTCGCCTACCGATATGGGCGTAGCTGCTAGATGGAGTATTGCCCGATGTAATGGTGAACTAATCTATTTGGGAAGGGCTAGACGAGGCGGTTTATCAGTCGTGACGATCCAAAATTATCGCCCTGTTACTGTATCCACACCTGATTTGGATTTTCTTTTTAATGAATATGTAAATCCAAGCGATGCAATTGCTTTCAGTTATCGTCAAAACGGGCATGAATTTTATCAGATAAGTTTTCAACAACAAGGGGTTACTTGGCTATATGATGCAACTTCACAAGTTTGGAGTACCTTATTATCTGGTGCTACCACAAGACATTATGCTAATTTTGGCTGTCAATTTGATTTCCATGTAATAACTTCGGATTATCGTAATGGTAATTTGTATATTCTTGATCCTGCATCTTACACGGATAATGGTGATCTGATTGCAAGAGAATTAATAACACCTCATTTCTTTGTAAACACATCATTTAATAAACTTCATATTTATCGTTTGCGATTAGATATGGAACAAGGCGGTGGGCTTAATGATGGTCAAGGTCAAAATCCTCAAGTCATGCTACAAGTAAGCCGAGATGGAGGATATACTTGGGGCGATGAAATGTGGGCGACTTGCGGAGCGCAAGGTGACTTCTTAAGCCGAGCTGAATGGCGAAGATTAGGAGTTTCACGAAACTATGTTTTTAAATTTAGAATAACCGATCCAATCAAAACAGTATTGATTGGCGCTGCTGCTTACGCAACACAGGCATCTAAATAATGTCTATTTCTCAACCTCCATTTCAGTCTACTTTAGTTGATGCTAATGACCGAGTGCAAACTCCTTGGGCGCAATGGTTTAGCCAATTACAACCTATTCTGCAATCAGTTGTAGCTAGTGGCCCTACATCAGGTAGGCCAACCCAAAATCTTTATATAGGATATCCTTATTTTGATACGACAATAGATCAAATGGTTTATTGGAATGGTGTCATTTGGGTAACATATGCGCCTTCTACGACTGGAACCAGTATTTTAAAAGGTAATGGTTCAGGTGGATTTAATAACGCTGTAGCAGGTATTGATTTTGCTCCTGCGACATCGGGCAATGCAATTCTTTATGGTGATGGTGCTGGCGGTTTTAGTTCAGTTTCTATCGGTTCAGGTGTTACTTTTGCTGGCGGTGTTTTATCTGCAACTGGATCAGGCGGAACGGTTACTTCCGTAACAGGAGCAGCACCTATCGCATCTTCTGGAGGAACTACACCAGCTATTAGCATCAGTCAATCTGGAACTGCTACTGATGGATACTTATCATCAATTGATTGGAATACATTCAACAATAAAGGTTTAGGGACTGTAACTGCTGTTACCGGAAGCGGAAATATTGCGTCTAGCGGTGGAACTACGCCTAACATTACCTTTACCGGAACGCTTCCTATTGCCAATGGTGGCACGAATGGTACAGCTACGCCCACAGCAGGCGCTGTTGCTGTTGGTAACGGAACTCAATACGCATTTACCGCAGCAGGATCAGCAGGTCAGGTTTTAACATCTAATGGTTCAACAGTCCCTACTTGGGCGACTGTAGCAACAGGTATTGGTACAACAGGCTATTGGGGATCGTTCTGGGATACAACTAATCAAACTGCAGCCAGTACAACTGTAGCTTATTTAATAACACTTAACAGCACCGATGCGGATAGTAATGGTGTTAGTATAGTTTCCAGCAGTAGAATTACTTTTGCTTATGCAGGCGCTTACAATCTTCAGTTTTCGGCACAATTTGTAAATACAGATACCCAAATCCATAATGCTCAAGTATGGTTAAGACTTAATGGTACTGATGTTACTGATTCTATGGGTACAGTAGCTATTCAGCAAAAACATGGCGGTATTGATGGCGTTAATATTGTAAGTTGGAACTATGTATTAAAATTAAGCGCTGGTGATTACCTTCAATTAGTGTGGAATGTTGATAGCACTAATGTAAGTTTACAGACATTACCTGCTGGGACTTCACCAACGCACCCTGAAAGCCCTTCTGTAATCGTTACAGCAACACCCGTTACTGAAGTTGGAATTGGTTATTACAATTTAACTTCTGTTTCTTCTGTAGCTATCGCAACAGGATCAAAAACATTCACTACAAACCTATCTAATATTTCAACTGCTTTTACAGTAGGAACTAGAATTAGAGTAGCTTACGTCACTACACCTGCTAATTACATGGAAGGTGTAATTACAGCTTTCAGCGGTACAACTTTAGTAGTTAATGTTGACTCTATTGGTGGTTCTGGTACTTATGCAAACTGGACAATTTCTGTTGCAGGGATTCAAGGGTCTAATGGGGTTACATCCATTACCGGAACAGCTAATCAAGTTATTGCATCTGCTTCTACTGGTGCAGTTACATTAAGTTTACCTCAAAGTATTAATAGTGGGGCAGCGCCTACTTTTACAGGAACAAATTTTACAGGGATTCCTAATGCAGGCTTGACCAATTCAGCCATTACTATTAATGGAACTTCTACTAGCTTAGGAGGGTCAATATCCGTAGGTACAGTTACATCAGTAGGCTTTACTGGAGGGTTAATAACTGTCGCTACGGCTACAACTACTCCAGCTTTTACTGTTGCTGGTACTTCAGGTGGAATCCCTTATTTCAGTTCAGCATCTACTTGGGCTACTTCCGCAGCATTAACAGCTAATGCTTTAATGATTGGTGGAGGAGCTGGAAGCGCTCCTGCCACCACTACAACTGGAACAGGTGTATTAACTGCACTTGGAACGAATGTAGGCGCTGCTGGTGCATTTGTAACTTTTAACGGCGCATTAGGAACTCCATCAAGCGGCACAGTTACCAACTTAACGGGTACAGCCTCAATCAATATTAATGGTACTGTTGGAGCGACTACAGCTAATACAGGTGCTTTTACTACTTTAGCTTACACAGGCACACTCACAGGCGGCACAGGCGTAGTTAACATAGGCACAAACCAGATATACAAAGATGCTTCAGGTAACGTGGGGATTGGAACGAGTAGTCCTAGTAGTTGGGGTAAGTTTGCAGTAGTAGGTGCTTCATCTGGAGGTCAAGTAGTGGCTTCTATTGTGAATACAAGTGGAACAGGAAATACACAAGCAGTATTAAGTTTTGATACTACTAATAATGGTTTTAATGTTAGGGATAGCCAAATAAGAGCAACTAACAATGGTGGTAATCAAACCAGTTTAACATTTTATACAGCTAATGGAACAACACCAGCAGAACGTATATGTATCGATTCTGTTGGAAACGCTTACATAGAAACTGGAAATCTTTGGCAATATGCCCCCGCGCCTACTTCTATAGCGGCAGTAACTACATTAACTGTGGCTCAGTTACAGACAGGTATTATCAATACTACAGGCACTACATATACTGTTACTTTGCCGACTGGTACAGCTATAGATGCAGGTTTTATAGGAGTTCCTACTACTAATATCGGTTTTGATTTTCATATTGTCAATACGGCTTCTGGGGTCATTACATTGGCAATTAATACAAATGTTACATCGCTAGGGTTATTAACTATTGCAATCGCCGCATCAGCACATTTCAGATTAAGGCGAACTGCTGCGGCAACTTACATTTTATATAGGTTAGCTTAATGATTGAATATACATGGAAGATTACAAATATTGAATGTCAACCTGATGCTGAAACATTAGATAATTATGTAACTAAAGTTTATTGGTGTATAAACGGTTCTGATGGAATCATTTTAATATCTCAAATAGGATCAATTGATTTTCAATTTGCACCTAATATTAAGTACAAACCTTATGGTGAATTAACTCAAGATGATGTTATTGGATGGGTTCAAACAGCATTGGGAATTGATGGCGTAACTGGATTTGAAACATTTATCGCAAACGTTATTGATGCACAAAATAAGCCTACTAAAATTTCATTACCTTTACCTTGGAATAAATAAGATGCCTTTAAAGAAATGATCGACTTTATGGTTTTAGCACTTCCTAGATCAGGAACAGCATGGGTTTCTAACTTGCTGACAACTGATACTTCATTGTGTATCCATGAATCAGCTATGGATTACCATACGACTGATTTAGATGCGATGGAGTATAACGGAACTTTAGGAATTGCTGAAACCAGTGCATTTAATAGAGCGGATGAACTTAATCTACACTCTGCTAAAAAGCTAATTATAGACCGTCCTTTTGATGAAATAAACCAATCAATAGCAGAGCTAGGCTTTAAAGCGATGCCTTCATATTCGGCTGATTTGATGATTCAACTTAAAGGGTATAGAATAGCTTATAAAGACTTGTTTAATTACGAAATTATGTCAGAAGCATACTA